GGTTTCGATGCGCGCCTTTTGCTCACGGAAGTACCGTTTGGTTTCGCGCTCCATATAGTCGATGTTGGTGTCCGCTGAGCTGTGTACGCTCTTGAGGTAAGCGTTTTTGTAAGACGCCGTTGGTGTTGTCAGGTAATCGACTTTGACCGCCTCTTTTATCTTCATTTCTAGCTCCAGCATTGACCCGACTTTTTTGTACAAGCCTGGACGACCCTTGAACGCATTTTCGATTCGGACAGTTGGGGTAGGTTCTGATGATGCGATGTCATCGTGGCCCTCCTCAGCCTCGTAGCCGAGTGATTCCCGTGCGGTGTTAGTTGAAATGATGCCTGCCTTTTTCAGCTCGACAGCCTCTTTGACTTTTGCCTCTCTATCCTCGGGAACAACCTCCTCAGACTTGAGCAAGATGGGTTCATTGTAAAACGGTTCAATCATTCGCTCATTAAGCGCTTCTACAAAGAGTTGCACTAACGGGTTGATGGTGAACTTGAGAAACTTTTTCATTCCTGCATCTGAGCCGTTCGACAAGCCTCCCATATCCTCTAACGTGACGAGCTCTTTTGGTACTCCAAGCGCCGCAAACAAGTCATCTCGAATGAATCGTAGTGATTCCATAAAGTCCATATCCCGTGAGTTGAGTGACACTTGCTGGTAGTGCATATCTGCGCTAATGATGGCCACGCGCTCATCTTTGTTTTTACCGCTAAAGGTATTCTTCATTTTCTTTTTCAGACGGTCAGCAGCGTCTTGAGACTCCAATCCTTTCACTGACAAAATACCGTCTGGACGGCCGTTGTTTTCAAATACGTTTTTCTGCAACTCCATTGCCTTGCGCTCAGCGGTCATTCGCGTGAATGCTGGTCGGAGTGCACTTGCGCCTCGTAGTGGATTTTCTGGGTCAGGGAACTTTACGTGAACCATCTCAGTGCTGTCCAGCTCTATGATGTCGCCCCCTGCGAATATCTTGTACGTTGGTTCTGGGCCGTTGCCTTTATCTCGGAACTCCACCTCAACAATGTCTGGTCGGATGTTTACCATTCCCGTGATGTTCACTCCATCGGCTCGAATCAATCGAACGAATGTCTCACCTGATAGTTTTAGGTTGATGGCAAAGATCCGCAAGAACTCAGTTTTGGTTTGGTGCTCATTTGGCTTGTAAATCAAATCAAGCACTGGATGACTAACCAGTTTTTCTGTATCGCCCTCCAAGTTTAAGATTCGGAATAAGTCGAATTCGATTTCGGCAGTCACGGTTGCAATCTTGTCTACTGCGATGAAAACGTACAGTGACTTTTTGTAGTTTCGTATCAGCTCGCTCTCAGTTACGTTGTCGCTGAACGATGACAACTCTACACCCATTCCGCCTCCAGCAAAAATAGCGGCACTTTCGCCTGTTACTGTGAATGCTTTGAATGCGTTTATTGCGCGGTCTTTTAATTTCATATCGTTATGCGAAGTATACAGTATCGGTGTTAAGTAATCCATTTATTAAGTGGACTAGCGCGTCGACCATATCGTCGTGCTCATCAATCCCGAACGCTATTAATTCTTCAATCAGCTCGACGATGTCCTCAGTTTCATTTTCTGGGAACAGCACCATTCCGCTTTTGATGTAACTGCTTACGGCAACCAATCGCGACCGTTTGTCTTTACTAACGGTCATCCCCTCCACTGGCAATCCGTTTCGTTGCATCACCTGGATAGCCGCTTTTTGGTAAGCAACATCTTCAACAAAGAATACCGTACCCTCAGGCATTACGAGCCGTTGCTGTTTGGCTTTTTCCATCGTTGTAGCAAAGTCCATTCGCTGTTTGACGTTATTCTTCATAATCAGCAAGCGCCTCTCACCGTAATCATTCTCAACGATACACCCTTTTATCATCGCGGTGTAATCGGCCGTGCTTTTTTCACTGATGGCAAGGTCGACTCCAACGCCCCCTCTGAGCTTTGGACGCTGTAGCCAGTCATCGGTGTACGTGTGGATATCCTCGCGCTTAATCACCTGATCCTCGTCATCGACTAATTTTAGCAGGTACTCTCGATTCCAAATGATATGACCCAATCCTTTGCCCGCGAGCATCACCTTGCGTTTTTCTTTTTCTACGGATTCCATATCGGGGTACAGTCCAGTCCAAGTAATTTTGCCGTCCTCATCTATCAACGGGATTCGGTGAACACGTACGTCATCGCTTTTCATCAAGTTGGCAATCAAGCAATCCTTATGCACCAAGTTTCCAAGCATAACGATTTTTACGCTGTCACCAAGCACCCCCTGAGCCGTGGCGTTAATCACCTCGGCAAAGAACCATATTCGCGTTGCCTTGCGCTTCTCAGCCGTTTTAACTGCCTCGATGTCCTCAAGGTCGTCTACGATGATGGTGGTGATTCGGTCATCTTCGAACTTTCGCCCTCGGAGCTTTTGGCCTCGCGAGCGCGCGATGATGGTGCATCGGTTGAGCGTAAGCTGTCCTTCACTCCACTTGTCATACATTCCGTGCTTTTTGCGGTCGATGTCGATGTTGTAATCCTGAATCAGCAACTCATTCTCGCGAATGCTACTGGCGATGTTCGCAATACTTTCTTTTGCATCGGTGTCAGTCGCTCCAATCCATACTGTGAACGGACTTCGGCCAGTGACTAGAATCCACTCGGCATACGCTTCAAGGATTGTTGACTTGGCACACCCACGGAATCCCATAACGGCAATGAATCGCTCCACTCCCTGCAAGTCGTTAATCAAATCGCGGTGGAAGTCCGCTGGCTTGAGCTTGAGTTTATTGTTGAGGTAAACAAACAAGTACACGTGAAAATACTCCGCCGTCATAGCCACTCGGAAGTCGCGTTCATTCGGTGAAAGTAATTTGTCTATGGCTTTTTTTGTTAGGCGCAACATCGCGTTAAGTTAGGTTATGTTTAGTTAGGTTATGTTTAGTTAAGTAGGGAGTCTCATACAAGCCCCTCCTAAGCCCCTTCAATTTGCTCACTATCCGCCTCCTCATCTTCATCTTCATCGGCCTCAAACCACTCGTTATTCATTCGGGTAATTTCCAGTCTGAGTTTTTCTACTTTGTGAGTATGCTCAATCGGGTCACCGTCTACTCCGCTATGCTCGTGAGTCTGTTTTGGTTTACCCTCCAGTCGCTCCCAAATCATCTGTATGGCTTTCATATCACCAACACTGATGGCACGCTCCAGTAGGCGGTTTACCAACAGCTCATCGTACGGTTTACCCGTCTTTTTCTCGCGCTCTTTTAGCGCATCTTTGAGTTGCGTTGTCAGCGACCGCTCGCGTGGCCGTCCCTTGGGATTTCCCGTTTTACCTTTTGGGAATGTGCCGTCTGGATTGCGCTTAATTTTTGTTTCAGCGACAGGCTCCCCCTGTTTTCCCCCTGTTTTATCGTTCATATCACATATTATGCCACACGTTTTGGCATTATGACAGTAAAGAATGTATACCCTGAGATGTCAAATCTGAGGCCCTCTTCATTTCCAGTCCTGTCTACTCTCATCTGCGTTATCTTCAATTCTTTTTTCAATCGCTCTATTACGTCATTTTCCATAAGCTATTTCGTTATTTGGTTGAATATTAATGTTGCGTTACTTCGGCATTGCTCTGGAGTGTCGTTATCCAGTATCGTCAGATTCTCGAGGTCGCGTAAGTTCTCAGTTTTGGTTGCTTTTGCTTTCAGGAATTGCTCTGATTGCTCGCTACCTCTCTCTATGATTCGCTCCGATTGTTTTTCCGTTTGGCAGATGAACTTTTTGCATTCCGTTCCGCCTATCTCCAGTGTCTCAAATACTTTGCGTGAGAAGAATCTATCCCCCTCGAAGATGACTGTGATTCCGTCTTTTACCTTACACAGTTTGTACAGGTCTGTCACTGCGGTCATCGACAATTTATCCGTGCCTTGAAATAGTGCGCCACTGTAGATTCCCAAGATGTATGCGTTGTGTTTTGCCGAGTGATAGCCTTTTAATTTTCCTAGCTTCACTTTTGTTAAATCCTCGAAGCGACTCATCAGCTCAACCATCAGTGTTGTTTTTCCGCTTGCTGGTACGCCTCCGATTCCGATGACTTTGTTCATACTACGAGCGCGCCTTAGCGATTTCCTCAGCCAGCGTTCCGCACGCTTGCATTCGGTTTTGTAAGAAGTACACGATTGAGTAGCGGTAACTCTCTTTATTCTTGGGACTGAGCGGTGCGACGCCGTGGACCAAATCGTTTCGGAATAGCAACACGTGGTCATCTTGAGGCTTGATCCGCGCATTGTATTTCGGCAGTACCAACTCTCCACCGTTCATATCCCGTGCGAAGTACACCATTGCGTTGATTGAACCTTTGATGTTTTGGCTGTCGATGTGGTAGTTGAGCTGGTTTGCTTTGTTAATCACTCCGCCAGTAAATATCGTCCCTTTCATAATCCAGTCTGATTTCACTTCGGCCATAATCGCTTTATGCTCTTTCAGGTTGTCAGCGTACATCGTCTCGAACAACGGCATAATAAACTTCTCACAGTAGTAACTAAGGAAGCGATTTTCTTTTGGTAATTCCTCAGCCAATTTGGTACTTGAGCAGAATGGCTTTTGTCGCATCTCCACTGGTGGCGCGTACCCAAAGATTGTCGATGTAGTTGCTAGCCGACTGACGCGCTGAGTGGTGTTGTAATGCAGTTTTTTTACCAGCGCC